GTTGTCCTCAAAGAGACGGGGGATACGTACTTGAGGATCGTGGTTTCCAACTGTATAGATTAGGCGTGGCCTATAGACCTTCTTCTTGTCCTGAGCTTGCTTATGCTGCAAGGCTCTGAGTGGTGAAAGGAATTTAGTAAGTGCAATCTCACCAGCTCTGAGGTCAGCAAGGATTCGCTTACCTTCAACCTCCATCTTGGTGGTATAGAAGGAGAGGCTAGGCATATCCCACCAGTCCCCGAGTACTACCACTGTATCTGGCCTGTGCTTGACCATGTAATTTCCAGCTGCAGTTAGGTGATCAATGTTAACCCCATCTCTTACTTGTGCATCTGGAATTACTAGAATTTTCATACCCATATTAGTACTCGTCTCCCTCGGCTTCGTGGTGTGCTTCCCAATGTACGTGCGGATTCTCCATGGAGTGGACAACCAGATCAAAGAGGGCGTTATCCCCTTGGCCTACCACCCTGTCACCTGCCATTACGATTGGTAGTTCAATACCACCGTCAGCCTTAGCATGCTCCATCAGGCACTGTCCATTTATGGTCTCACAGTCTACCTTTAGAATGTTGACACCTGATAAGGCCTTCATACCCTCACTAAAATACTTAGAGAGGGTACAGCCATTACGCATTAGAACTGAGTAGTACATTATGAAGCTTTCTCCAACTCTTTGATTCTCTCATGTACGTAGATAGCTTCCATCCGTGTGAGATTCCCAAAGGCTAGCTGCCACCTTAAGTCCATCATCTCATCGCTACACAACTGTCTATCTTTATATCGTCTATCACCTTTACCCATCGTAATTCTCCATTATAAAATCTCCTTAGTTTTGTTAGGAGGAATGAAGCGTATGGCACTGACATTCCCGTTGTAGTATTCTCTTAGGCCCTCTTCACCACGCTTGATCATGGCATCCTTCTTGATGATAGCCTCAACCTCAGCATAGGATAGGTCACCTTTGGTAGAGTACTGACCAATGATATGGAATGTAAACTTATCATGGCCAAGCTTAGCCACATCAGCGTTAAGCTCTCGACAACTACCTGTGTATGTCTCCCAATCACTGGCCTTCCAGTGGTCAGGGTTCCAATCACCAGTGGTATCACATACTGGGCGCCTTCTACTACGCTTAGGGTTCAGCATATGATACTGCTTCTTGCCTATGTACTTGGTGCCAGTGACAGTGTTACAAATCTCGTAGATGAATCCGAAGAACTTACTAGGATTCGGCTTTAGTCCTTGCCACTTTACCTTTGGCTTTTTCTTCAGCTTGGGCATTGGCTAGGTTCTCCTTAGTGTCAGCCAGTTCATTTGACAACTCACATACAACATCGATGAGTTCATTAATCTTAGAACTCAGCTGTAGGATTAGCACTGGCACTGACCGATTCTGCACCCAAGCAGGGGAGAACTTTTGAATACGATTGTCCATTGTTATCATAGCTCCACAGGTTATCTCGACTCAATCCCATGCCGAGGAGGTTAGCCATCTCGTCTAGCTTTGTCTTCCAGTCCATGCCGAACTCTTGAAGGTAGGCATTAGCCACCACCTCAATCATATCCTTGGGCTCAACACCCATCAGCATATTCTCAGCAGCTTTGGGGCCTATGCCAACCCTAGCAGAGTATGCCTGTCCTGCTTTAGCCGCCTTTGGGCCATAGACCTTAGCCTCAAGGTGTCCACATCCAATGATAGAGTCAGTAGACCAGTCCCCTTGGAGTAGCTGAGTACAGAACCATTTTACTCCAGACTCATAGGTTACATCAGTGAACTCTTCCTTACGCCAGTTGTAATGTCGGCCAGGAACCATGAGCAAATCCTTGTCAATAGAGCAGATGATTGTATCCTCTGTCTGAGCAAGGGCTAGGGCGTCATCAGCTTCAAAGCCATCAGTCAGCACCGTGTCTGGTATACTGAGTAGGTAGTCCTTAACAGTCTGATAGTTGGGAGGCCTCTCAATGTCAGCCCTCTTGAACTTGTAAGGGTGAGTGACTGCTATATCTTTGCGATAGTTGTCAGGGCCTGAGATATACACCACGTACTCGTCACACTCAGCACCCTTAGTAATCTTCTCAAGCTCATCCTTGGTGAAACCCCTGATAGCTTCAGAAGAGCAGGGCATCAGTACCGGGTTCCCCTCTGTGTCCTTCAAGAAGGGGTGGGGGTTAGTGAATGAGCCGATGGAATAGCATAGGATGTCGCCGTCTATGAGTGCTCTCATTTTCTAAGCTCCAGTAAGAAGACAAGGCAAGTAGCTGCATGTGCTAAGTGTGGTAGTCCAGACTCGTCATCAAACTCTTCACCGCTTCTGTGGGCCTTGATGTGACGAAACATGGCCGCTAAGTATCTGTCTTCTGCGTTAGGTAACTCCTTCCACCCGCCTCTGGTGTACTTCTTAGCCCCGAAGGACATAACTTTTACTACCTCTTCGACAGCACCTAAAGGTAGCAAAGACCAGTCTGGTTTATCAGCATCAAACTTAACACCAACCCTACTCTCGTCATGTTTAGTAACATGCACTACATGCTCTTTCAGGAAGTCCTTAGCTGGTATGATTGCTCCAGGATGTTTAGGTAAGACCCTATAGCAACCACCACAATCAATACACTTTACTTTATGATCAGCTATACGACATTGCATTTCTATACTCCTTACTTTAAGAATTGGTCGCTTATGTTTGGCAATCTCTCTGCGAAGGAAGCGAGAAACCCGCAGTTCATCTGGGCGCTACCCAGCTTCTCGTCTACACCTTAGAACTCTTTATCATCAGCATCATCAGCAGCCACCTCAGTAGGCCATGCGTCTTTGATAGCTGGGAGGAACTGTGCATCAGCTGCATCCTTGATCTTACCTTGGATGAACTTGCCGAGTGAGGCATAAGCTTCCTTCATTGCCTCACTGTCCTCATAGCAATCGAAGAAGAGGACATCCATTGTGCTGTCCTCAAGCTTCTCCTTGGCTCGTTTACCAAGGGCACCTACGGCATTGACACAGTTGACATCTTTGCCAGTCTTCTTGTTCTTGTAAGTACCGACAGTGACTGAGACACCTGCGTTCATCACGTCCTTGTACTTCTCAGTATCGTCGAAGGTTTCACCTGCACCAATCGCTGCATTAATAAGGTCGAATGCCTTACCTCGTGTGATGCCAGAGGCGGGGATGTTGATGTCATTGAAGACTACTGCTGGACGTTGCTCCTCAGAGCCATCATCCGAGTTAGTGACAGTGACTGTCTCACCTACCAGTTCGAATGCCAGCTTAGCCTGCAAGCTATCCGGCTTGGCTTGTCCTTGGTAGTCTGGCTGGGGCTGAACACCTACCAGAATGAAGCGAGTGATACGCGCCTCGTAAGTATCAGGCTCAATGATGGAGTAAGAGAACTTGCTACCGGAACCAGCTGCTTGAATTTTAGCCATTTGTGTTTCTCCTTAATCGTGTCGTGTTAATGTAATTGAACTTTACCATCATAGCACTATGCTACAGGCTTGTCAAGTATTAATGTGTTGCGTACCAACTATTTCCTACCATAGCTTCTGAGGCTAGTGGGAGGTTGAGGTTAAGGTACTCACCTGCCACCCTTACGTAGTTGTTCATGTAGTGTACCATAATGTCTTGATGCTTCCTGTGTACTGACCACTGAACCTCATCGTGTGACCAGATAACTTGGTGTGCATCGAGGCCTGTTGACCACTTGTTAAGGAAGATCATGCCATACTTCATGACGATAGCACCAGCAGACTGGAGCTTAGTGTTCAGGGCTTTGTGCAGCTGAACCTCACCATCATAGCCACGCCTCATTCGTATAGGCCTACCATCCAGACCAACGATGTAGCCCGACTCGGCCTCCTCCTTAGTCTTCTCCACTAGCTCAGCATACTTAGGCAGTCCATCCATGAACCTTGCCCTCATGAGGGCACCTTCCTTCTTACCACCACCTACCTGAGCCCCTAGGTTAGCATCACCAGCCCCATACAGGAGGGCATAGAGGAAAGTCTTAGCGGCATCACGACTAGGTAGTCCAGCCAGCTCTTGGTTGAATGTGTGGATGTCACCATTCAGTAAGAGGTCGGTGTACTCCATGTCGTCCATGTAGTGGCATAGCATCCTAGCCTCCAAGCCACTAGCATCAGAGCCTATCATCACGTGGTCTTTATTGTCGGGTATGAAGAGGGAGCGACAGTCCTTACCATACAGTGAAGAGCCCCTCGGGATGTTAACTACTACCCGGTAGTTCGCCCTAAACGTTGGCGTAGCGCAAGGGTTACACCCCGCACCAAGCTTCCCGTCCTCCCGAACCTTAGAGATGAGCCCACTGACCAAGCTACGCCTATGACTAAGCATGACCCTACGCTTAACAAGCCCACCAACATTACCGCTAACAGTCTCAAGTGATTCCTCCGTTATCTTTGGGCTAGTCTCGATGTATTTCTTCTCACGTAGGAAGGCAGCAAGGGCTTGTCTAGTCCTCTGTCCTTTGTAGTTGAGTGCATCGAGTAGCCTATCCTTCCATGCCTCACTCCTTTCCTCAATGAAGTTCTTAGTGATGTAACCCTGTATCCAGGTCTCTTGATCATCAGCCTCCTCAAGCTTCTTAGTGTTCCACTCATCAGGTA